CGTCAAACGTCTGGCTAGTATCCGTGGAGTTGGCGGCATCGAGCGAGCTACCTCCAAGAGACTTGATCTCGATAAGGGACTTTTCGTTCGCAACTAGGCACGAGCGGTTGGCATGAATGTCCACCGTAGTATGGTTAGCGGTTGACGATAGTTGGAAGCGTTCATATGCAGGAGTCCATACGGTGTGATCCTGCGTAGGGGGTCCGAACGCTGCGCGAGAATTATTCTGGGCGAGCACTCCGACACCCGCGCGCGCGATCTTTGTAGGGCCTGTAAATACTACTTCAGAATTATCAAGCGCCGCGACTGCCGCAGTGGTCCAGTTGCTCTTCAAGATAACGTCGCCATAAGAGCCCATGCAGGTCGCAGATCTACCTGTCCCCCGGAACACTGCCTGAGAGTTCTCGCTCACTTGCACACACGCGCCTGCAACGCCTGCTGCTGCACCATTGAAAGCAACTGCTAGGTGAGTAAACTCAGCATCGGAGTTGTTATTCAGGATGATATTCGGAGCCTTGTAAGCGCCGAGACCATAAGTGCCATGGTTGCTCATGATCCATTTACCAGCACCAGATTGAACGCGGTCTGTTTTGCCGCCCCACCGCGCGATTAACGGAACGGACTCAACGTCTTCGTGAGGTGCGATAGACGAGTTCTTGTCCGCGTGAATATTAATCCCGTTATAGTCGCAAGTGAAGGCGGGTTTGGTCGCACCACTGAGAGATGAATCTCCCGCCCCAAGAGTATCAGAATCTTTCCCATAGAAAAGATTCGAGTGATTTAAGTAAAATCCTTTTTCTTGATTCGAGTCTACGCTGAACTGCTGGAAGGTGAGATTCGATTGATATGCTTCGATGCCGTTGATGTTGCAGAAGACCTCGGTTCGCCCGCTTAGATCATAAACAGAGTTAGTAAGCTTAATGCCTGTCTGGTTATCGTGAACATATAGCCGAGTAGACCCAGGGTCCTGGGTTTGACTCCCCGCATTCTTCAATAACGCACCCGTATCCAGATACCCTCCTGTAAGTAAAGAGTTATTGAGTACGATGCCCTGCCCGCACTTTGAAATGCTGCGGATCGATTCAGCGTTAACAAACCTTCCAATCGCATTTGAAGCGTCAGTATCAAAAACAATATTTGAGTCCGTGGCGAAAAGACCAACTCCTTCGGAAGGACGGGTGCCGTCTAGGTTTCTTTCATACACACGATGAATAATAAACGCATTTTTCAAGCTCACCGTAGAGTCTTGGACATTGATACCCGTCTTTCTTACACGACAAACAGCAATGTTCTCCAACAGGATATTTGAATTTGTAATAGAGATGCCCGTATCGCACAGATAGGACATTTGGCGAGGGTATTGCGAATCTAACCCTGATGCTGAATCGACGCAGATATTCTTAAGTTTAATTTTAGAGCAGTTCTTGATTTCGATCTTATTGAAATATGCTCCCCACCAAGAACCAATAGAGTTGTCTGCGGTCGCTGCTACGCGGCGTTCTTCAATTAGAGATTGACCTGTCCCGTTTTGTGTTCTAGGGCTGACATCTAAAGCGATGGTCGCTTCTTCCGTCGTAGAGTAGGCTGAGTAGCTGTAAGGGTCTCCAATCCCTGGCAGTACCCCCCCTGGGAACAGGGATGAAACATCGTTGTCGTACTGCGGGGAAAACGTAATGCACTGAGTTTCTTTTTGAGAATCAGGTCGCACCGAATTAAAAAGACGGCCATTACGGCTCCACCCTTCCAAGGACGAGCATGAGATTCCTAAATTTGTTGATGAAGCGTTTCTAATATTTGTCGCTGTATCAGTGTTGAATCCAGTCCCCGGCAGATTAGTAAAGGCAGAATCTTGATGCCCCACCATCATACTTTGAATTACGCCTGAAGGTCCCGCGTCAGCGACAGACTCTGTTCCAGAAACAAAACCTCGAAGAATGCTAGGTGCATATTGACGGCACTCGATCTGAAGAGCACCGTCTCCTTCACAGTGAATGTCCGTCAGGTTAAGATCTCCAAGGTTACCGAAATCACAGATCTCGATTAGAAGAGGGAACCGCAGACGGCGGGGCACGACTTCTAACGCATCTTGAACGGTTTGATAGACGCCTAGGGAAGAAGCAGATTTTGGAGCATCTGCGCTTACAGTAAGTGTGACGCCAGTGACATCCGTCAGGCCAAGGTACTGACGAAGCACGTTTGAGCGCGTCTCCAAGTCTAAGACAGGAAGGTTATCCTGCTCCCAGTTATAAAAAGAGCTTGCATCAAACTTATGCACATCAGGGAAGGCATAACCCTCAAGGGTCTGCCCTCCTCCTGTCACATCAAAGTATTCGTATAACTGGCTCATCAGAATTCAATTGTCCATCGGAATAGCACAGAGAAGCTGTCCTGCTTGGTCAGTGCTGGGAAATACCTATAGGCGCACAAGTAGCTACCATCGGTCGCGGAGCCGTCAGGGTTTCGGCTGAACAACCCGATCTCATTGATTGTTTGTTCTTCGCAGGCTTGCTCCCCTACAAAAATTTGATACATCACACGAGATGGGCTAATCTTCTTGATGTAAGCAAACGGAATGACTCCAAAGGGCTGATTGACCGCGCCCGCACCTGAGCTTAGATCATGAATGCTCAGTTGAAAGTTAGCAGTGGCGTAGTCGCTCTCTGAAAGAGCAGACCCAAGCTCTCCCGTACCCGACACTTGGAGTCCTTGGCTACCGCCACTGCCTAGCTGAAAGTATACGATCTGATACCCTGAAATATTGGTCAGCCCAGTATTCGAGAAAGCCTTGAGGAGTGTGTGGCCCATGCCCGAGGTGATAACATTCTGCTCAGAAAAATGAACTTCCTCGCGGCCATCTGGGTAGAGTTTCAGGATTTCCAGGTGTCCGCGAGGTGCCGAGTTGTCGTAGTTCAGTACAGTTTCCATTATAAGAAGTTAATCTCCCACACAATTCGAAGAGATGGATTTGTAAGCCCGCTTGCAATTGTTATAGGCTGCCTAAAAACTTTTTTGGCTAACAATTTAAATACAGGATTTCGATCAATGTCCGTTACGTTATATAGCTTCCCTGCCGATCCAGCCTCATAGATGGAACTTAGTTGATATCCGTTATCCAGCAGCTTGGCATAAGTCTTATCAATATCAAATGCCCACAGTCCCATGGCTCCGATGCCCCCCTGTAGATCGAAGAAGTTTACATCGGTTGCAGACAAATCAATCACATGCACAATAGAAGTCGCAGTGGAGCTTGGAACATAGCCCGAGAAGCAGAACCCGTCAGAGTTTTCTACACCACTGTATACGAAGCCGTCTGAATTTACACAACCCCCATCGTTATGAGTGCTTCCGATATCTCCCACAGCGTCTGAAGCAAGAGCAGATGTTGCGGGGTCTGGAGCCCAGTTAGCGGAGCCCAGCGCCCGCGCCTCGGAGACGCTAGAGGTGTTGATCTCAATGTTGTTGGTAAACTGTCCTAGCCGACCAGCGGGGAGATTGATCGGCTGTACCGTAGTCTCTTCAGGCGCGGGGAACGCGCCGAGGTCAAACATTGCAGAAGCCGTGACGTTATAGAATCGCCAATCGTTCACTATGAGGAATCTTAGCCCGTCGCTGATCGTCATGACGATGCTAAAGGTAATCACAGTATCTTCATCGAAATCTTGATTGGAAATATCGACTACGGAAGTTCTAGTAAATTTAACTTGGGGGGAGGTGGCAGCGCCCGATACTGGGTATATGAAATCATTGCGGGGCTCCTCACCGCGCTTGGCCTCGCCCCACGAGGATGTAGAAGCGTTCCAATGTACAATCTTTCCTGTTGAGGTATTAGCATTGACGGACCACTTTATAGGGTTATTAATCGCGCTATATGCTGTGTTATACTCAAACGAAAAAGCCACGCCCTCCGAACTCACGGGAAGGGCCAAGTCGCTATACTTAAATGATTGGCACAGAGCGGTGTTAGGTGCTTCTGTTACGCCTCCTGGCGCGAAGCTCGCTTGATAAAGGAGTATCCCTTCAGGCTTGTCAGGCCACAGCAGGAAATTTTGCGCCGCGTCAAAAATGTTCCAATTTGTAGGATCTTTGAATTGAATGCCGTACAATGATGAGAAATCATTTAACATGACATACGGCTTTCCGATGATATCTCGACGATGGCTTCTAAAGTAGGTTTCGGAAGTAAGTGTGTCTTCCTCTACCTCATCCTCTACAAAAAGGAGAGCGGCGTCAGCACAGTACGCCCCTGTAACTCTAGAAAGCTCTCCAGCGGCAGTCCCGTGAGATGAGGTGTCGCGAAGAATCATGAATTGGTACGTCGTCTCATCAGAATGTACATTGTTCTCAGAAAGGAACATACCATTTACCCGTCTCTTGTTTAGCTCGTTAAAATCAAAGGAGGCAGCCGTTTGTTTCGCTCTTACAAAGACGCCTACATTATTCGCAGTCTGCCCTGAAAAGATATTCACATTATCGTCGGGTACGACCCAGTGATTTTCAGGAAGAATCTTTGAAAAATCATATAGCTCTTTCTGCTGCTGAGATGCGGGTAACGCCAAGGAATCCATACGGAGAGACTTGACGAATCCTGGCTGGTCGCTCAACGCGCTCACAGTTAGGATGAAATCAAAAGCTCCGCTGGAATTTAAAGGAACCTCCTCTGCGATAAGAGGTGTTGGGTCAATGGTCGTGGATTCGAACGGAGAGAATCGTCCTGCGTCGAAAATTGAAGAAGAGTTTAGTACTGTGCCATCTCCCGATACGACCCAGTTCCCAGTCTCGAAATTAAATTTGAGGCGTTGCCCGTCAGCGTTCAGACCTGAAGTCTCAAGAATAAATCCTACAGGCGCGGCAGCTAATCCGTTGTTGAACTGTTTAAGTACTTCGCCCTTGAATAGAAATGTTCTATTCGATGAGCAAGAGAAAGATCCTGTAACTGACGGTAATACCTGCACACAAAGGTCAGAGGGCTTTACCATAGCATCTTGCCCGTCAAACTCTGTAAGAATTGAAGTGCGGTTTAGCTCAGGGGACACGGCATATAACTGAGCGCCCAGCCTAGTCTCGTTCAGCGAGGATGCAGACTTCGTCGCCAGCAAATTGTATTGGCCTTGTTCAGTTACATTTGAGGCGTACCTTTTAAGAATCGCGCCGCGGAAGAGGTCGTTATTACTAGCGGCAGCATTTTCTTCCAAGGTAAAAAGATACGAGTATACCTTTGTAGGCGACATATTCGCAAGCTGCGAAATGTACGTGACGTTACTGAGATCGGTGCCCGAGAAAGCGGTATCAACATTACTCAGATCAATGAACATTCCTGATGACCGGAAATCGTTGCCGCTAACAGTGGTGATATCCCCTCCAGACCAAATATTACCGACGTACCAATCATCAACAATTCGAAGCCCAGGATTCCAGAAGTAGCACTCCAGTCGATCGGATTCCGTTTTCGAATAAAAAGAGTATGAGATTTCAAGAGGGTTCTTTACTCGGCTCTTCGGCAGGTTAATAAACTTGGAGACTGTGCCCGAGAGCCCTGCGGAAGCATCGACAACCAGAGCAGACCCACCGCCGCCCCACGAGTGTCGGCCATATTCTGAGGTCTCCCCAAAGTTGTAATGATCTCCTGTAACTGTGTCCTTTGCCGTTACGTGGATCTCTGCGCCATCAACACCCACATTGGAACTGAACTGAAACCTGACCTCTGCTACAACATCAAGAGCCGTCTCGTCCTCAATAGTAACCCAGGGCTCCATGTCAGTATTGTACACTGAAGCGGTCTGGCGAAGAACTACAGCGCCTGAGCTATCCCCACCCGTAGACGAAGGAGCGAACGCTCGAATAAAAAGAATGCCGTCATCAGGTTCCGCGTAAGTGGAGGACGCCTCAGTCCCCGACAACATCGAGTAAATATTAGATACGTCGGGCAGGTTGGCGCTCATGTCATACCGCGAGCAAGAACCATACTCATAGGTATCTTCGAACTCGTTAGAAGAGGGGTTGTACCGAAGTTCACTCTGTATCTCCCAGTTGGGAAGCTCGTAAAGTGAGAGGAACTGGTTAACATAGAATCCAGAAAGCTGCTGATTTAGATTATAATCCTTGAAGGTAGTGTTTCTAAAAAAGTCTGTAGTATCTGAAAATAACCCGTTCTTTAAAACGCTGTTGGAAGGCGGTGTCCCTCTCCAATTAACTGCTGAGAACTGAGAGTTAGGAATGTCTTCTCGGTAGGACCACGCATTGTCATCGGGAGGGTCAACGGAGGTAAGACCGCCAGTCGTATTTACATGAGCCGAGAGGCATCCAAGAGAATGGATACGCTCAAAGTTTGATTCGTTTGGCGAGAAGGACATCGCCTGCACGGTAAAGTTAGAAGTATTGTAAGATGCCGACACATCAGCGGACACGGCAGCGGGTGCAGGCACGCGCGTCATAATGTCTACGATATGCTCTTTGAACCCATCTACAATGAGGTTTGATTCCTCGAAAATGGGCTTTTCGTCATATGCCTGATATACTCTAACTGTACCTCTCATTAGTCTTCCACTTGAATCTCAACTCTATCATAACCAACTTTTCCAATAAAGACTTGGCTGCTGGTGGTGTAGTCCGTGTAACCCACTAATTCTAGATACTCTGCTCGACTACCGCCCTCGGTTTCGAAGTATCCGCTGGAGTCCACTGCGTCACGAGAATACTTTCCATCAGATAAAGTATCCCAGAATGTATAAATTCTATCGACATCCGCTGCATTAAAGCCATTCATGTCGTAATTTAAACATTTATCTACGACAGAAATTTCGTAAATGCTCAAACCGTCTTGTTTGGGCGGTGTTGTCGAGTGGCTCGTAACTCGAATCTCGTACCCCGTCGAAGCGGTATGCACGCTACTCGACATGAAGGCGGTCCCGCAAGGAATCTCTTTAACAGTAAGGGCATCCTGCGTGTGGAAATGTGCGCGATAAGGTCGGACGCATTGCTCGAAAGCGGGGACTGTGAGCTTTTTAATAAGGTCATCGGGATTGGTGACCATATCTGTAGGCACCCATTTCTTCGACGGCCAGTGGAATGACCACTCACGTTTGTCCCCTGCGTCCTGTGTCACCCCAGAGGTTACAAGCGAGATTCCAATCTGCTGGTCCACAGTATTGCGCTGAGTTTTTGCGTGGATGTCTATGCAAAACTGCGACTGAGGGCGAAGCATGTTATAAGTTTGAGTGCCTTGAGTCGCAGGGTCAAACGGAACAACAACTTCAAGAGGAACGCCATCCGTGTTGAACATGGTCAGGGCGTGGCTTTTCATCGTCGAATCCTCCGTAGCACTAAGATCATTAACAACAATGAAGCTCTTGGAGTGTCGTCTGGGCTGGTGAATCTCAAGACCGGACAGGAACTCTCTTGTTACTAAACGATCGCCTTTGTAGACGATACCCGACAATGCACCCATCTCTGAGGCGGCAGGAGCGTCAACAAAATAAGTTCTTGAAGCAACGTCCCTCGTTTGTCCGTCTATGTTCTGGAACTGCTGGCCTGCCGATCTATTTCCACCGACAACTTTTCTCCATTGCGCGTCATAGCCGTAACGCGAATCGGTTAACGTAGAGTCTCCACTCAGAGTAAAAATATTGGTCAGCGTTAGAGAGCTACCGTCATGCGAGGTAATTGAAACCCTTACATCTCTAGACCGATCGTATGACGAGACTTCAAAACCGACAAGTGTCTGTGATTGTCCTGTGGTGCCAGCGGTGAGTACATTATCTGCACCTCTCACGGTCCAGGAGCAGTTACCCCCAGTGCATCCAGTGTTCCCATGGAGCAGAGTGCAAATTTCATCGGTGTTATACCCGAGAGTCGCCCATGAACTTGCCCTGTCAAAATTAAGATCAGAATTTTTTGGACGAACTAGAACAGCGTATATAAGGTCACCGCTGAAAATAATGGGAGTTCCGGCTCCTTGATCCCCGTCATACATGACGGTATTAATGGGGACGCCGATCAGCATGTATTCCCAGTTACGGTAAACCTCTACATTTTTCCTTTGCCCTTGTACTGGCGGTTGGTTGATTCCTGCCGGGGTAAACGTGGGGTAAAGAGAAGACACCGCCGTTATAACCTCACTGAACTGAGTAATCAATCCCTTGTACTTGAAGTCGCTATTCCAGATAGTCGGGCCAAACGCATAACTCATAAAGTTATGACCGCCGTAGTAGGGCTGATTGGGGCTTTCGTTGTTCTCTAGAACCCCACTAAACTCATTCTTGTAAATGCTATAGGACTCATGCAGCGACGTACCAAACTCAAAGCTGCGATAATTTACATCCGCGAAATCAAAGAATCTGTCCTGCGAAAGCGCCCGTGTCGTCATCACTTCCATGACGCCCTTCATCGTGTCCCGATACACAGGAAGGGAACTGCACTCAAAGTCCTCTTCGCTCACAGCGCGGAAAGGGTACAGTGTAGACAGATCAAAATCGCCCGAAGTCTTTGCAGTTTCGCATCCTGTAGAAGAATAGAACCCACTGTTATCCCACACGACTGACGAAGGCGTTTGGAACGCTTGCCTATCATACTCAAACCCCTTGATGATGTATTCATCTGAGTTGAGGTATGGATTAGTAGACGATCCGTCGTAGAAGGTTAAGGGAGTCGGCATTCCCTTCCCGCCACGCATGTAAGGATAGCAGTCAAGAGCATACCGATAATTACGACGACGGGAAGCATTGCGATCCAAGTCCGTTGCGCTTACCTGCCAGAACTCGTTTTGAGCAGCGTCGTAACTGGGGAGAACTCGCCCGTCCCCGTTGACGTAGGTGGTGCTGAGATCGCCTGCGCCGCTCGCTCCCGCCCAGAAATTCGTCCTGCGGGATCCAAGCCATCCTGTGTTAAAATCGTCCAGACAGGCGTCCTTAAAGACGCACAGAGTGCCACTCGGCTGATACTCCTCGTTGAAGTCGGCGTATAATACGAGGCGAACAACCGCGTGCAGAGGGACGAACTCTCGAATCACATCGCGATAGGCTTCGAGCGCCGCCTTGTTGCGGAACGTATCATAAGAATCTACCGTGTAATCCAATCCACTTGCAGCAAACGCAGCAAACAGATGGGATCCTTTGGTGTTCCATAGATCGAAATCAGACAGCGAGTCGGTCTCTCCATACTCAACATAATCTAAGTAGTCAGGAGGGAGTATATGACCTTCGGTAAAGATTCTAAACTTATTGTTCTCCGCGTAGACCGGAGTGCCCGTTACCGCGTATGTTGATTCAATAGCATCAACGGTCAAAGTGCGGAACGCTTCAACAATATATGAGTCCACTTCAAAGCCAGAGTCGAACCGACTTCCAGACAGCATGTTGCAGAAGAAATCAATGCGCTCTTTGTTTATCTCTACCTCTTTGTAGAATCCATACTTCTCCCAGGGAGGAACGGCAACGTAAAACCCTGCTTGATCCTTGGCGTCATTTGGATAATTTCTGTGGTAGAATCCAGGCTCTGTGTCGGGCAGGCAAGTCCAGATAGGAAGCTCTTGGAAACTTTTGCCATTAACAACAATCGCTTGATCGAATGTGTTATGAAATTTTTCTAGACACGCATCTACCAAGAAGCGATGGTTTCTGTCCTTGGCATTCGCATAGGACTTAGGCGCTTGGTTGAGTCGAGCGCCAAACGGATCTTGAAATCCGTAGTTTACCTCAAACTCCAACCCCTCCTTCGCGATGAAGGATTTATTCTTTATCATATAGTAAAGAAGCTTGGGGACATAAGATTCCCAAGTCTCTACAAGGCTAGAGGCTTCGAAGATTCCGTCAGGGAAGATAAGCTTACAAGCCGCGTTAAATCCAAGAACACTTCCCTTGGATTTGTAAAGCATGACCGCGTTCCGAAGCTGGGCTCGCCACTTGGTGTAATCTCCTGTAAGTAGCTGCCACCCGATGTTATTGGCGAGGAGTTCGAGGAACCGCTCTGGGCACTCGTCAATACTTAGAAGGTCACCAATCTCCTCGACAATCAGATTGATATCCGCTACGCCGAGACTCAACGCCTTCAGGAATCTTTGGAAGGGTCCCGCGTCCCTGAGCTTAGAAGGGAAGACTCCTGTGTTGGTAATGACCGCAGCCAAGGACTGTTTGTAGAAGTCATGATTCTTCAGACGCTTATCAGTCCATGTCTCCAACTGAAGCCGCACTGCATCGAACAGTTGAGTGCCTGATAGATGAACATCGGTGGATATGGACGAGTCCGCTAACCCATAGCCGTTAGGAATGAAAGAGTTATAGAAGGTGCTGTTCTCTCGGTTCACCCAAAAGAACTTGAACAGGGCATTCAAAGCCTCCTGCTCGGTTGCTTCAAACCCATCATACACCGTCGCTAGGTAATCTACTTCAACCGCCGAGGCGTAGGAGGAGGCGTCCGGCCCCTCCAAGGACGGAGTGTTCATCAGGTAGAACATCCCTAGGTTGTCGAGCAGGTACTGGTGCGTAAGTTCGAGACTGCTAAAGGTGTCGAACCCGTATGAGGATAACTCCCCATAAAATCCTTCAGGATTATTTAACAGCGTGTCAGGCAGGAATGTACCTGATAGCCATCTTTTAAACTCGTCCTTGGAAGCAAAATCTCCAAACGTTAATCCGTAAATAGACAGGAATTTTGATTGGAAAGAATTTGTGCTAACATAAGTTCTAGAGCCGGGTACGAAATACTCAGCGACTTCAAACTTATCGTAACCGCTAACGTCAAAGAGTAGCTCGTTCTGAATACCTGCCTTTAGTAGCTTGCCCAGGAACGTGAGGCTAACGTCCTCCTCGGACCCGTAAGTGTAGTAATCATCAACGCGATAAAACTCGGGGACGCCACGATTGACGACCTCGATGTAATCATGCTTGTTTGTTGAAGAAAAACTCATTAGACGAATTGTACGTTTAGGTCAATATTGTTGAGTTGGATGATCTCGTTGAAGTCCACGTAGATGTCGTTCTCGTAGTTATCAATACTGAAGAAACGAGCGCCGGGGTCTTCGATGATGAAGTTAATTAGTTCAGATAAGATGAGAGGCTTGCCGAAGTCGTTGGTGTTGACCGAGAAGTACTCAACGATTCGATTGGCAATGCGTTGCTTCACATCTTCAGACGACAGCCTCTGGGTACGGTCAATGTACAAAGTCCCTGCAAGATCTAAAGTTCGCACAACACCGTCCACAACGGTAAGCTCGTCGGTCAGCATTCGGTAGTTGTTGAGGTACTCTAGAAGCTCTCGCTTGAACTCTGAGGACGCTCGCTCCAAGTGATTCTCAGTTGCACGCTGCAAGACATAGATATCAATCATGTTCCCCGCGCTGCCGTTATCTCGAAGAACAGCTAGACCCTTACCCGTCTTACCCCCGACGCTGCGGAACCTGTTCGCGAACGCTGTGTAGTCCGCGCCAGTGACCGCCCGATACTGGGTAGCGAACCACATAGGGCCAAACCTTCTTGCCTCTTCGAGCGACTGTGCGTCCTGGCCTCCTGTAGCGGCGGATTTATTGGAATACGAGATAGTCACGGGACTGCCTCCTTGCGTAGCTGCACCACTCTTACTCAAAGCCCCTGAAGTAACGTTACCTCGAAGACCTCCACCAGTTCTGTAAATTACAACATACTGAGTGTTAGGAGTGGGGGCTTTCCCGACGACACCGTCTCCAAATATCAGGCGGCAGGAGAAATCATCATTGTTCTTTCTTTGGAAGACCTTTGAGCCTCCTGATGCGAACCAGATGTTTTCGATCTCAGTGTAAAACCCATCAACTGCGGAGACAACGATACTACCGTCAACCACCGAAGGAAGGGGGAGGTCGATGGTTTGATTAGTGACGCTTTGCGAGAAAGTTCCCTCTAGAGTTTGCATCCTACCTTCTAGAAGAAGAAGCCCTTCAACCGTGCTTGCGTCCGCATTGAAATCCGAAGCGGAGATGGACAGGTCCTGAGACTGCATGTCGATATCGCCATTAGAATCTACCTTGTATAAAGTAAACGAGAGCGGCAAGTTATCGCGCGTGCTTACCGTATCCACAGTTCTCTGCGCTTGAGGGATCACCAACTCTTCCGTAGGGCCAATCGCGGTGTCAGTCGTAAGCGTACATGTTGCTTTCGCGGGGATTGGGCCGCGAAGCTCAATACCGATCAGTTCGAGTAGCTTCAGAAGACCTTCAGAAGTTTTTGCAGTAGAGATGTAGCTTTCCTGCGCGAGGGCATCCGCTTTGAACGAGAGCACAGCGCCCATGTACGCAAACAATTCACTGAGCATCTGCCCTAGATCAGACTCAATAAAGTTGTTATACTCGCTGGGGTAGACGGACTTGATGTACGTTTCAAAGGACGCCTTGAACTCATCGAAATCGGCAGTAGAGAAATCAATAAGGTCCTTTTTAAGAGCAGCGGGGATACCCCCAAGACGAAGAAAGTCCGAAGTGATCTGACCATTGAAGCCGCTTGGGTTATAGATCGAATCAAAAGCAGGGTTATAACCAGGGGTGTTTTCAGGCATTTATCTCAACTCCTTGCGAATTTACAGTGAGGTTTAATCTCTGAATTGATAGAACTCCACCTTTGATGGAAAACTCTAGGTCAATATTTATTGAAGACTCGTCAGTTGGCAGAACCGATAAGCCTCGAAGCGTTACACGCGGCTCATACCGATCAATGGCATCCCTAATAGATGTTTCAATATCGGACAGGAGTTGCGCGTCTAATGGTGCGAACACAGCCGCGCGCGTGATTGTTCCGAAATCCGCCCTCATCGGACGCTCACCCTTCTGGGTCATGATAAGTTGAACCAGCCCGTCCCTAATGGCTTCAACATCAAAGTTTCTGGCGAAGGTCCCGCCAGTGTTAGATGTCCTGACGGGGTACTGCATTCCCTTAATGGTTCGTTTGTCGTTTTTAGTAACGAACGACAGGTCTCCGTAGGAGCCTGTCCCTGTTCCAAATTCGTTAGCCATTACAGTAAGTGGTGGGGCCGTGCGATTCCGTTGAAGTACGGACTTTGAGCTTTATAATTTTTCTCAACCTCTATGGTAGATAGGGGTTTCGCATACATCTTGAAACTTCCGAGGTGGCCGTCCAATCCGCTTCGAGCCACCTTATAACTCGTGCCGGATTTAGCAAAACCACCTAAACCAGCAGTCTCGACTCCAGGCGCTCCAATGATGGAGTGTTGTCCCACGGGACCACCTGAAGCATCCGTAACGAGAGAGGAGAAGTAAGATGTATTTGTATTTGTTCCTAGAAATCCAGGCACGGTCGTTTGTGGAATGGCCCCTTGCTGCGTGAAGGGCGATTCAGAGATTCCGTCCGTGAATCCTCCACCTAAAATCCAAGGAGTAAAGATGGGCGTTTGAGGAAGGTCGCGGTCGTAAAGCTTCTCTCCTAAGTTTGCAGACCGCTCGTGATAGTGACCCTGCCCGATCTTGGAAGGAATCTGTAGTGGCACGCCCGGCTTAGTCTCGAAGGAAGTGCTAACAAGTGCGGATGCCAGGAACTCTCCATTCACGTATAGAGAGATAGAATCCGTTGCAGTATCGCACGCAATGTTGTAATGTGTAAATCCAGCGGAGGCATCGGCAATGCTATAGCCGCTCTGTGTAGTTGCAGATGCGGGGACCTTGAAGCCAAGCTCAGTACGGCAGGCTGCGCTACTCCCCTCTCCTGAAACAGACTCTGCAATACATACGCTCTGACCCCACTCGGGGTTGTTTTGAGCAATTGTAGGCAGGACGACAAACTCCAGTCCAGCAGAAACGTCCGTGCCAGGATCGCCCTTGTCCCTGAAACCAATAATCATCCCCTTGGTTCTAAAGTCGCGAGGAAGCCCTTGCAGGAAATCGGGAGATGCCGTGGTAAAGATAGATGTGCTAAACGATCGTGATACAGGATCCCCGCAGTTTTCATTTGCGGCTACTAGCTTGTAGCGGTGATCGACGGTCATGCCATCATAGAGGTCGGGAGCATAAACCCAGAAATCCATACCCCACCCACGAGGGTTATACATCAAATTATCCAGCGGTTGAGACGCGGTGTAGGGCTTATCATCTCTATAGTTGTTTGGCAGACGAACGTAAGACCCCTTGCCTAGATGCGAATATCGAACGCCATATTTTGTTCCAGGGGAGTATAGCGTGCCTCTTAGATACGGAATTGAAATACCCGATACGAAGATAGAGGATGCATCTCCTACCATCTTTGCATTGAGGGGGTATCCGTTATCAACATAATTCTTTACAGAAAAATCATTTGAGGCTGGGATGGTGGGGGCTTTGGATTCTAAGAAATTATAGCAGACCACCAATTCGTCCGTAACGATATCGTCATCCAAGGTTCGCAAGTAAGGTGCGACTCCAGACAAGGTGCCAGAGGCTACCGCCGATACCCCCGTATCCCCAGAGGTATTTACAAAGTTTGCGGTTCCGTAGGGGGATATCGCTAATTCAGGAATCGCCTCGAACTTCGCTCCAGGACCCTGCTCCAAGAATACCGGAACGATTGGGGCCGTAGTGTCGTCCAGGTCAGAAGAATGGAGCATGGCCTTCTTCTGCGTCTCTAGCTCGGGAACCAGCCCAATATCTTTAAGATAAGAAAAGTCGTTAACAGGAATACGAGGAATGAACTCAATCTCGTCACTTCCAGTCCCACTGAAAGTTACTGTTTGTACCTTGGCGTCACTGCCGCAAAGATTTTCAATTAAAGAGGATTGCTGTTTTTGATACTCTCTATAGAACAGCCCCTCTCCCCTTGGGTCGCCAGGAGGCGTAACGCCGAAAGGTCCGAACAGCGCAGCGATCTGTAACTGCTTCTTACGCTTCTTGATCTTTCTATCGTAAGTGTAAGCAACTGAAGCGTAACTTTCTTCGTAGTTTTTGACAATAGCGGAACTAGCATCGTACCCCGAAGCAATTAAATCAGCGACCTTTCCCTTTACATCACGAATCTGTAAGTCCCTATCGTTCTCAAGATTGGAGAGAATATCATCGTACTTGTAGAACTCAAGGACCTTCGGGGTCTCATTTTCATAAGCGTCAGAAAGAACAGTATCTGCGAAACGTAAAGTACTGTCCTGTGAGTAGGACTGACCTCGACCGCCTCGGTTAGCTTCATAACGAAGTTGCCAGGAAAGAGAATCAATTTTTTGGGCGGTAACGTAGGGGATACTTCCTGTCCGAGAATCGTAGTAAATACCGTCTTGGGATAGAATGAACTTACCCTCCGTTGAAATGGGAGGTCCGAATACTGTATCGAAAATAGGAGCGTCCTCTTCGGAATCCGCATCCAGCCCCAAAGCGCGAGCCTTAAGAATATTTAGACGCGCCTTGTTATCTGCAAATGGGATGGTAATGTTATTAGTAATAAATCGCTCGTAATTATCAAGGCGCTCTGTATTGGTTCTCGTAGCCGCTTCCCTGAACTGAGCGATTTGCTCATCCGTGAACTGGCCCGAGTCCTGCATATCACTGATGATATTTTCCGTTGCTTCCTCTAGCCCGGAAACATCTAGAACGGGGTTCGGAAGTTCGCCGCTGGCTCTCTTTTCAAGAACTTCATTGAGTTGGTCAATCGTTCCAAGAGTCTCTTCGAGAGCCGCCTGCATAGATGCAACCTTATTAGAAGCCTCCGCGACTGCCAGATCTAACGCTAAGGAGTCTGTTTCAGGAGTCGCCATTTGAGAAGTAATCTCGGCTCCCATGTTAGCGACCGCCTCTTCATCAACTACCGTACCTTCGGGAATAGTCCCTTCTACGAAAGGCTCTTTCCTTCCGTCTATGAAAGTTTTAATAAACTTATAAGCGCCGTAAGCTTTTTTTGCATAGCCTGCATACTTCTCAATACCTGCAAGAGTATTTCGCAGCTTAGTTACAGTTTTACCGCTCAAGATAGAATCGGATTCCAAAGAGCCTAGTAGCCGATCAATACGTCCCTTCTGCGCGGCCAAATCAAAAGCCTGACTCTTCGCTTTTGAAGTAAAGAAGTCTGCTGCTGCTCCAATACTATCTGTAGGCAGCATGTCTAGGGTTTTTTTCGAAAAAAAGCTCATGGCGGCTATTGGTTATACTTTATTTAGTTATCGTCGAGCGCAACTGATGCTAACCACGGACTCATAGCGGCAGCAACCCTACGGCCAAAGATGCGTAACCCTTCGGAGGCGATATGAACATTATCATAGGTCTCAAGATCATACATTGTAGCTGTGCCCGCATTGGAAATGAATGTATCAGCAGACTGTTGTTTAGCGAGAATCGCTGTGCCATTACCTGCTGTGGCGGCGTCGATCTGATTGACCAAGGACTCTGGCATATCGCCCTGGACCCAGAAAGCGTTTTCTGCATTATGAATATTTGAACGCAAAGTGCTCGCAAGCGCGCTCAGGGCATCTTCGTAGACTGAGGGCAGCATGCCGTTATTGGCGTCTGTCGCGCCCAAGCTACACCAAATCACAGGCGTATATTCTGGGTTTTCCAACATAAACGCATTGCAGTAGTCGATAGTTTTTTGCGTTAAAGCGCCCGAGGTCTCCCATTGGTTTAGGCCCGCAGACAGAACGGACCCTCCGACAGCCCCGCAGAACATAGTGATCTCACTAACAACAGGTCCGAAGCGTCGTCGAATCTCCTTGGCCGCAGGAAGACGCATGCAGATACCAGCGCGGTCATCTTGTGCAGGGTGTTGGAATACATGACGCTCGCCAGGAGCGGCAACCCATGGACGGGCTGGGACGGCGGGAGGGATCCCATTTTTAAGAAGTCCTTGAGAAAGCTCAAAGATTGCAGGGTCAGGAGCATCTTCAAATGTAGGCTCCTCAGCCTTCTGCGTAACGGGGTTCCTCTCAACCGTTACACCGTTATTAGACTGGCCGATCGAAATAACAAAAAGCTTGAGCGTTCGGGCGGTTTCGACGGTTCCCGCGACTTCACTCGTGGAGGTGTCGGAAGCGAGAGGTGCTCGTCGGGCGCTACTGAAAGCGGGTCCAACGCGGCTCTCGCTAGTATCGAAATCATCTCCGCCTTCTTCGCCACCCGTGAGCGCGGCGGCTCCTGGTTGGGGAGGGCCAGTGATGTTTGAGGTGGGCTGGTTCTCTTGATGCGTGTGAGTTTCAAGACCAACGCCTGTCGCAAGGGTCGCAAAGCCGCCAGTGGCAACTGTAAACCCACCATTCAGCGAGATGGGGTTGCCAGTAAGAGCAACCGTCTGTCCATTAATAGAGATCGAGGGAGAACTGATTTCAACACTATTAGGTGACATGGTTAGAGAAGACTCTCCGCAGACAAGCTGAAGCTGGTTGCCTGCTATAGATATAACTCTACCATTGGGAGCATTCTCCTGAATGTCTCCGTCCTGCGCGGTTTCGATAATATTACCCTTATTGGAAGTGCTTATGACATCGCTCTCCGCATTTATCAAATGCTTACCGTATGCGGCAATGTCTTGAATGTCTCCCTTTCCCCGATTGATTCGGTATTGCGATCCTTCACCGCACATAATCATATGCTCTTGATTACCTGAGTGCGTGATATGAAGTTGATCTTTCTCAGTTACAAGTTCAGCCTGATCCTTATAGGAGATAATCTCAAAACGGTTAGCGCCACGGTTCCCGTTGGGTCCATGGTTTTGCTCGTCCCTGAGAGTGATTCGATCCATCCTTAGTTGAGGGGGACCGTCATTGATATGCAGTCCTTTACCTGAAGCCGTTTGCAGAAGAATACCGTTATCATGCACGCCACTCTCTGTAATTTTATGGGACAACACTAACTTGTGACCGTGCTTGCTCTTGAAGATATCCTGCTGGGGGATAGCGTTCTCAGCATACATGTTCTCAGGCTCTGGAATTGTTAACCTTCTTGTCTTCTCTGGGAATCCTGGTTGCCCCAGAGAATCGAATTGTGTGTTGTTGTTTTCATCAGGATCGTTCTTATCATTGGAGAACGCCGCCTGACCCTTCTGACGAATCACGTTGGTAGCGACGGCACCAATCCAAGCGTAGCGGAATGTTACCTGGCCCACATCTACGCTTCCTGGGGGAGCTAAGGGAGGGATCTCAATATACAGCACCGTAGCGCCCTTTCCAGGCACGGATAAAAATCCATACCCCTCCCCTAGATTAGGCGTACACGGGACGGCATAAATCTTTTGCCTAGTAACATCGCCCGTGGCATTCAATGGATTAATCGTAAGAATTCCACCAGCGTTGAAGTCTTCGTTACTTTCTACTCTTCCTACTTTAATCATCACTATCCTCCAAGAATGTAAACGATACCTCTAACATCTCTTCCTGGGTGTTGTTATCATTTACAAGCAATTCAATTTCAGTAGTGTACCCGTCTTCAGGTGAAATTTTGTGGGTCACATCAATCGCGTAATACATGCCAGACAGCCAATGGTATGTTCCAGGCACACGAGGTTCTGAAACTATCAACCCGATACGACGCTTGTTAATCTCGTAGGCAAAGACATCCATCTCTGGGATACCTAATGTTCTAAGACGAACATTCATAATTCGCTTTTTGAACGCCTGCAACACCCGCATCTTCTGAGCCAACAATGTAGGGCCAAACCGATCAGGGTCGTTGGAGTCAAGCTGCCCATCGTCCGTAAGACTCTGAAGAGGGTTATTTGTTATGAAGCGATAAGTTTTAGTCTCGGCAAGATCGGCAGCAAGGGAGCCGTCTCCCGCGAATGACTCAGTGATCCTTCTGGGGACTTCTAACGTGCCTTCCTCGTTGTAGTTTGGTAGTTGGTTGGGTAGAGTAAAAATATCAGTGCCAGCTACGCGACCACCGCTGTATCTATAGGTTTCTCGCCCGGTTTCGATTCCGATAATTGCTCGCGCACCCTCAACGCCTAACTGTCCTGTAGTTGCTCTTGGGAAGAAAGATTCAATCAATTCATTCTCCCTAAGGAACTGAAGGTCTTCGGCTACCTGCCTAGCAAGCCTTTGCCTCTCGGGGTTTGAAATTGACGAATCCTGTACACCTTCAGTATCAGTTAGCGAACGCACCGCGGCGTTAAATGCTCTTTCGGCTAATTCTTCAGGAAAGTACCGCTGACCGGAGGGGTCGAACTGGGTTGAATCTGAGCTACCTTCCGGGTATACACGAATAATGGAAGGGACTGCCTCGGGATCAATTTGAAGTTCAATATGCCGCCAAACTGCATCTCGGTACTGCGGGTCTTCGTATCTTCTTGCAATATCATAAACCTGCTGCATGATAATAGGGCTTTGCAAAAATTCAAAAAACCAACCTGCTTTAGACTGCCTGTAACTTAGATCCGTAATAATATTTGTTTTATTTTTAGAAAACCCTGTTGATAAAATCACACGCTCTGGCTTTTCAGGAATTTGAATATCAAAAGAATCAATTTTTCCCATAAAAGCTATTAGGTTATTTGCAAACCTAAGAGTGCTTACAAGGGTTAGGCCCGTATCCTTTTCCCACTCAATCTCCGTGTTCGCAAAGTTACGTTGAAATTCTTCTCTATCCTTTCGATCAATTAGAGATAGTGGGATATGAGTATACGTGAGGTAGTCTGCGGCGTCCTCAAAAAATGTCGTATTCAGTTTATCTAAAAATCTTTGAAGAGTAAGGTCCCTGGAAGGTGTAGTTACAGCAATATAACTGCCTTCAATATCAATCTCCTCGGTGGGAGGAGGTGGCGCAGTTCTGATAGGATTGTCCCTTAGAACGATATCTTCCTGAATAAGCACTTGCTGAAGCTCCTCAAGATTCGCCTCCTGTCTGATTTCATCCGTCCCAGCAAAGTCATTGTTAAGCGTAGCTGTTATGAATGCTTCTAGCTCAGGATGCTCACTAGGTTTATACCTAAAGACCCGGCTAGAAATAGCCCCACCAGGAACGTCCAGAGGCGCACCTTGAATAAATTGAGAGACAGCTAATGAATCGTTTGGTACGTTAAAGCCGGGGGGTCGCGTGCTTCCAGGCACTGCCCCGTAAAATCTTGACCTAGTAGAAGGGAGTAGATATACCTTATCCTCTTCTAAAGTTCGTTGAAGTTCTTCGCGAGTAAAAGAATCACTATAAAACTCTATCTCTTCCTCGACCTGCATAGACCCATACGTTCCTAAGGATTCCTCTCGTACAAACCTTTCTCTTTCTATTTTAAAAGGATTGATAAGAACCGCGTCCCCAATAATTTGAGGGGCGGGCGGGTCAACGGATCTTTCGCCTAATAAATCTACCGCATTTGTAGTCACCGGGACCTTAAAAACTGCATTGTCCTCTGCGATCTGTGCGATAGCATTTAAGACTGGGCGTTCAGGGGTGGGTCTATAATTGGCTGGAGCCAATCTTGTATTCTGTGCGGGTGCCAGTGTTCTGTCAGGCGCTGGCGACGGGTTTGCGGTGCCGATGTTGACTACAACGTCCATACCTAGTCCGTTGAAGAAGTCCAGCACAGTAGTGTAACCCATCAACCTACCATCTCTAGTTGAAGCGTCAAAAGAAGCATTCTCTAAAAAATCTAAATCGTCAGCGGTCGGTAAGTCTCTTGTACCCACAGCATCAAACGCTCTATTAATGACCTCGCGCTGTTCCTCGGAGGGAAAGCATCCTCCGATAGTTCCGCCCCCACTAATCAAACGTCCAATCATCTCTGTAACGATCTCCGCAGGCTCCTTCAAAACTATCCCCTCTGGGGTAGCCCTTTCGATTGGCGTTCTGATCGTCTGATCGAACATCTTCGTCGCGTGATCCGCCTGACGCATTAGACTGATATCCTGTTGAGTTTGCAACTGCAAGGTAACAACTCGTTCTTGCTTATCACTAACCTCGTAGCCAATATCAAATAAGAGAACCTCATGAATATGAGATAGGGCAGTCGCAGGAGAAGAAGAGTCCTCGGGATCACTAATGTAACCCCACCGCACAAAAAACTTCACTGACTCAAGCGCCTTGGCCGCCCAGTATTTTGCAGCGTTCTCTGGGTCTGGCGCGTCTTGCTTTGCTCTCCAGCTTCTCGGGTTAATAGCTGCGAACCATGCGAACAGATCTGCTTCTACTCGTTGGCTGGGGTCGATAAGCTGGATATCCATACGCCCAGGAACATCGCCTTTCGTCAAAGTATACGAAAACGACTTCATGCTGTTTTTCAAGTCTAGAGGATCTTTGTACAGGCTAAAGTTACCTTCACCAATAGCCTCTAACGCCTCTCTCGAAAAATCTACAAACACCTGCGGCGGTGATGTTTTTCTATACCCGACCTCAGTCATTATCTAATAATAGGAATTCTAATCTGTTTTCCTGCAATTAATTCTGTAGTAGGATCTATAATTCCGTTCGCAGTACAAATAAGCCACCACAAACGGTCAGTTCCAAAAGCAGCAAGCGCAATCAGATCGGCTCGATTCTCCATGTTGGTTGGAACCACAGCCACTTGATATTGAAATGTATCCAGGCTCTCGACTAGAAATTTTTTCCATTCAGGAGAGTTTACCAGGTCCTTGAACGGCTTACCTCTGTGAGTACGTTGGCGAGCTTCATACGTGCCATATCGGTTAGAGAAGGGTAGGATCATAACGGTAACCTAAGGTCAAGAATATCTGTAGCGTCGGGGACTTGCTCCTTTGCAACATCTCCGTGATGACTACCGTGGACTTGATGGAACTCCTCTAGTGATAGAGAGAACTTTACTTGACGCGGGACGAGAGTACGGTACTCGTACCCCTTGTCGGTCGGGTAAGTGATATTAAAACTTTTTACAATGAACGGGGATTCGTTGAACAAAGTTCCATGTCGGAAACGCAGGATGGGTGGGCCAACTCGTGACCCCTTTACGTCATCCCCTACCACAGATGCACGAACCGTATCAATCACAAACTGTGTGTAGTAGGTTGCCATCATACTCATACTCTCCTTTCCTAGGAAAGCAGGCTCTTTGGTTAAGTGTGATAGGTGACGAATTTCATTGCCCACATCCTCTTTGTTCTTGAACTCGTAGCCATTTTTTGGTTCTTGAAAAGTAGGTTCATAAAAACGAGGACCTTTTACACCTCGGTTCTCAATAAAAGGTCCCCGTGGCTTATTTTGATTACCGCCTAAAAGAGCAAGACTAAAACGAGGACGCGGAGGCTCGACACCTCCATTAGCACTTACATTAAAATCTGATCCAAAAAACTTTTGTAGGGATGCCGAAGTAAAATTCTGCCAATCACTCCAGTATGCTGCTGGAGATCTGCCTTCAAATTGCTCTCTCCCTGCTGGAGTACCTGAGTTATTTTGAAACCCCAGAAGAGACGCTTGATAACATAACTTGAAGAAATACTCTACGTGAGGAAGCGTAAATGTGAAATCTAGAGTGAGCTTACGAGGACCCGATCCAACATACAGGCGAGCGGGCTCGTTTCGCGCAACGATGTTCTGAGTTGCGTAATTAGCAAGCCTGTTCTCTCGAATAGACGGGTTCTCGAAGAATGCAACCCGCCTTCTACCTTGATCCCCAATTCCTAAGTTAGGGAAGTAGAAATCAACGTAAGAACGTTCCTCTAGCACCGAGTTCAGACGCATGGTGGGCTCACGAATATCGGTATCCCATAAACGTTTAGCGACACTAGCAGCCGTAGCTCCAGCTATTGCCCCCTTCGCTACACCTCCAATAAAGCCTAGAGGATTATCGAAAAGCTTCTCTTTAGGGCCTTCATCCAGGAAGGCTCCTTTCGCGCTCTCGACCATATCCCGCTGCATCTGATACTCTTTGATCCCGCCACCAGCCCTTCCTTCAGTTCCGATGAGGGCATAGTTTCTCCCAGGCGCTCCGAAGGTTTTACCATAACCAGGAATCTTATCGCCAAGCCAATCAATTGCCTCGTCAGCATATTTTGTAATTCCAGTGAGAAGACCACCCCTACTTCCAGTATTAGGGTCTTTTTTATCCATGATTTCTTTAACGCCTTTGATGATGTCTACCATGATTATCGTTGAGTGGGTGAAGTGAAGAATCCGCCAGAACTACGTCGCCATTCTGGGGGCGTGCTAAATCTGAATCGAGGAGACTCCTCTCCTGCGACATTAGTGCCGAGAGTGTTCTGGAAGATGCCTTCGAGAAGCTCGGTTTGTGAACGCTGCAAATCAAGGGCTTCATTGTTTTGAGATTCAGCGACGGGGGTGTTAATGTCACCGATCATCTCCTGATCGTCGTAGAACCCTAGCGCATCATGAGCCGCCACCGCAGCGTCTCCCGCCATAGGTGCAGTAAAGAAGCTGGCGAGACCCCCGATAATACCACCGCCAATCGTGCCTATCACGGGAACGGCGGACCCGATCGCCGCGCCAACTGCCATTGAAGCTAAAACGCCTCCAGTCTCCGCTGCACCGCGAGTAACAGCACGGCTCACATCTCCGCTATCTCTGTACTCCTGGACGCCTGCGATCGTGCCTGCGAGAGGCGCAGCAGCTTTTCCTGCAACTCTAGCGACACCCTTTAAAGCACCGCCACGAGCACTTTGCGCCATAAGTTTCTCCAGGCTCTTAGTCGTAAGAGTTCCACGACTTCCCTGGCCGAGTAGCTTGGCCCCTTCTTTCGAAATACCAGCGTAACCTGTAGGGCTTACAGTAATGCCATACTTAGCCATCTGCTTTGGCGTTAGAGCCGCAATCATTTGAGGTCGAGTCATGGCTGATGCCGCCGCCGTACTTGCGGCCACTCTCCCTGCTGTGGAGGCTCCTCCTGCCGCCCCAGCGGCTCCAGGCAGCAAGCGGCGTCCAAGGGCTCCAATTGCTTTTGGGCCAAGAGCAACACCTAATACTGTGGCGATACTAATACCTATAAAGTCCAGAGCCGATGTAAGACGTACAAATTGCTGAGTTATCTTTCCCACATTATCAGGAGTATCCAGAATAGCAGCGTTGAGGTCATCCAGAGCGAGGCGAGTACCTTGAATAGCTCGCTCAAACGCCCCAAACGAAATTGACCCTTTAAGAGCCTCATCAGAAGTTCTCGTAAGAGTTCCAGCGGCGTCACCTACTGCCTTGTCAGACAGCTTGAATTGCTTGGAGAGATAACCAATTCCTTGACCGCTCGCCTGAAGCTCCTCCATAAACCTCATTGCTATCTGAATATTCTTGGGCTGGAAGATTGGAGCGATGCGGGCGAACGCCTTCTGGCGCTCAATACTTGCCAAGTCGCCGCCTAATCCTTGGCCCATTTGAGCCAGCGCAGGAATCGCGGATTCAATCAGCCGCTGCATATTCGCCGGATCATCCAGGTTCCCGATCATTGGAATACCGAGTTGGCCCGTAATCATTGGCAACTGCTTTACTACGTCGGAAGACGTTAGCGCCGCCATGAAGGCCCCAACATCCTGCTCAGGAATCAGACTCTTCATTGCCGCAACGGCATTTGTCGTCACTTTGGTGGATTCTTTACCAAAGAAAACCTGTTGTTCCTTGGCTGTGTCCGTGAATGCGTTAACAGCTTCAAAGATAGAATCAGCTAGAATGCCGTTTGACGACGCCATCGCGAGAATACTATGGCCGAATGTGGTTGTAGCCTCTGTATTCAGACCAAGAACATTCGTTTGAGTCGTCAGGAACTTCGAGGTTGTGGATAGGTTATTACCAAGAAGATTGGAAGTCGCAAGGAATCTCTGCGAAGTTTTACCCGTATCCCGCACATTAGCACGAATGGCATTATCGAGAATCTTTGCTGCCTCGCGAGGTGCGATGCCAAATTCCTTGAAAGCCGCAGATAGCGGGGGCATCTGATTGGTGAATTGCTTTGTGCTCGAATCAAATTTCGCGCCCATCAGCGACATGCTTCGGCCCGTAGCAATAGAGCTTTTGGCTAGTGCGTTACCAAAGGCATTGCTCTCACTGATAGTCTTTCCAAGCAGATTAACGCCAGTCGTAAATGCGAGCCCGTATACTTTTAAGGCGGCTGAACCGAGCTTCTGGGCTCTCGTATTTTCCTTTATAGACTGAGTATTATCTTTAGAAGCAGCACTCCCATCACCGTTTGCACCGGGAGACGGACCCGCCCCCATAGCCTTTGAGAAGCTACTTGCCAGCTTATCATTTAGATCTGATAAGAACTGCTTGTCGTCATTCGTAAACATCAGGTATTAAGACGAGTCCCCTCTTCAAGATACGCCACATATGTATCTAGGTTTACCTGCTTTAGATATCGTAACTTGCCCCCACGTACATCGTACTTGCGGAAAATATCTTTTTCGTTGTCTGACTCTAAGGTTATGGCTGCCATAATATCCTTGTAACTGAAATCAACTCCTGGGTTGTCCTCAAAGACTTTTACAAGCTCTTTTGCAACTTGGATACGCCTGGCGGGAGGTAAGTAGTTTAGATTAAATCCATAGATGTAGCTTCTTCCATTTCTGGCTTTCCAAACCTTGTTACCGTCTTTCATTGCCAAGAGCAGAACAGGTCTCTTGTCGATATTGGGTCTGGGTTTGTTCTTATTAGGACCGTAGCTAGTATACTGGAAGGAGTATAACTGACCCTCATACCTGGACATACGTCGGATAGATCCGAGTCTCTCTCCTGGCGTATTCTTGCGGAAGGCCAAACTTGCCTGTACTTTTTTTGCCATTTTGGGGATACCCCGCACTTTAATATAATATATTATTTAGTTATGACCTTGAACTTAGACGACAAGATGGAGCTTGAAGAGTTCCTGGAACAAGTGAACTATGCACTATCACTAGAGTTCAAGGAAAAGTGGAGACATAGGTATTCTGAGGCTTTTATCAATATCTTCCAGTCTCAGCTTATTGGAGCTTTCGAAGATCAGAAACCAATAAAAATCTCTCAGCTAGAACATGCCTTCACCAACAAGAATGGTTACGACATTGTTCTAGTGAGAGATTTTTTCAGATCTATAGATATCTCTTTGTACTATCCTATTGTTTACCGAGACTCTTCTTTTTTTCAATAGCCTCTTCCAGCATCTGTGGAGTTCCTCCATACTTGGGGCAGAGGTTCTTGTAACCGCACCAGTCACAGAACTGGTTTACTCTCGGCTTGAATTCGTCAGCTTTCTTTTTTCGGATTCGCCACTTTTTTTCGTCTAGTCTCCGCAAAAAAGCTGTGATGTGACTAGGCAGGTACTTGATGGTTACCAGATTCCCAGTGAGAGGATAGTAGTGTGCCACGGTGATGTTACGAACATCGCACTTGTACATCTTGGCGATGGCCGCTGTATAGATCATTAGCTGCGGGTCGTTGTAAAGCTCTCGCTTCGTCTTCTCGCGCTTGGAGGTCTTGTAGTCAATGACGAGGTAACCGCCCTCAGAGCCCTTCACAACGCGGTCAATGATCCCGTTGACCTCAAGGTCATCAATAACCTCCACCTTGAACTTCATCTCCGTAGAGACGCTCTCAGTGAGTGCTCCGTTGAACTTGTGGAAGTTCTTGACGCATTTGATGATATCGTCCTCACGACCCGTGAACTGGTAACTATTACGGAGTCGGGTGGCATGCTCCATCAGTTCATCCACTGACTCCGCGTCCACGCCATCCTCAAAGATTTTGTGAATATATGAGCCGAATTGAAGTGCGTCCGTAGACAGCCCCTCATTATACTCCTCTGGGAGGTAGTGGATGTACTTGTAGCGATACTTCTGCTCGCATTCGTCGAAAGTGTTCAGTTTTGAGGGGGAAAAGCCTTTTATATACATGATGCTGCCTTCTAGTGTTATTAAAGAGTACCTGCTCGCGAAGTTCCC